CTACCTTGTTCACTTAGACCATTAAATATTTTTGCTTGTTGATTAAAGTGTGAAAGTTTGTCCCCACCTAATATGCTTGTTGCTATATCAAGTTCAATTTTTCCTTTTTGATTACCAATTTTATCAATTACACTTTGTAGGTCTGCAACCTTTGTAGGACTATTTTCAAATACCTTAACGCTAATATTTGCTGGAATAATTTCTTGGAAACTTGTCAAAGTAGTAAAAGCATTCAATAATTTATTAGCATCTTTTGATGATTTTGTAGATAGTTCTACCATAAAAGCACTTTGTAGTGAAGGAATTACCTTACCTTTATCATCAACAAAACCACTCATCACCTGCAATGCTTGACTAGAGAATGTTGAACCAAACTTAGTATCAATATTTAGGAAAGCATCCATCTGGTCTTGACCAGCAAACATATTAATTAAATTAATTATATTTTCTGGATTCAATGTTTTATCTTCAAGTGATAATTTCAAAGACATCTTACTTGAATCATTTAGCAATGCAGAATTATTAATTGCATCAATAGCCATCTGAGACATTTCAGAGAAGTTTGTATTCTTATATCCTTTATTGATTTGATTTTCTACACCAGTATTATATGCATTGGCAAGTTCTGAATTAGTCATTTGATTATTCAAATAGTTATCAATAACATTCTTTTTATTTTTTTGTGTAGCAGACAACAGTTTATCTCTTTGTTCATAGTATTTATTTTCTAATGCTACTGCATCATTAATTTTACCCTGCTCAATAAGAAGGTCGTGTTTCTTTTGATATTGTAAGTCAAATGAA